AAGCGTGGCACGAATGCGGCAGGTAGTGTGATTGCGCTCATGCCATTGCGCCCCCGTACGTCATGCTGCGATTAATCCCGGCAGCGATTCGGCGCTCTGACCCGGCAACGGCTTGTCTGACCATGCTGACGCTTGCCACATCGCCCACGGTGAAGTTTTGAATGACTGTGATTGGCTGGCTTGACGCGCCATTGTTTTGTGCTGCGGGAACGATGCGCTCACCCTTGTGAATCTTTGCCACCATATCCTGCGGCACGTAGTCGGTGCCAACGGCAAACGATGGCAACCCACTAAACATGCTCCCGAGAGCGCCGCTCAAAAACCCGGCCATTGGATCGGTCACGGCTTTACGCACAGTCATGCGCAGAATGTCCTGGCCGAGTGCGTTGATCACGCCGCTCAGGTCTTTGCCGCCAACAATGGCATCCTCAAAAGCAGAGGCCATCGTCATTCCGAACTCGTCGGCGGCGGTCTTTGCCTTGTCGGTCTTGTCGGCCACCAGGTCAAGACGTGCGGTCACAGCCTCAAGGTAAAACGCTTCACTGATTCGCCCTGCTTCGCGTTCGGCGGTGAGTGCCAGAACATCTTTTCGCTGTGCGTCGGTGTTGGCGGTGGGTGTGGCGGCATACAGCCGAGCCAGTAGCGCCTGGTACTCTTGATTGGATTTGGCGATGGCATCACCCGCGTCAATGACAGCCTGACGTTTGAGCTTGATGCGTTCTTCAAGGGATTTTTCAGCGTCCACTTGCGCGGCCATGCCAAGCGTCAACTCTCGCACCTGGGCAATTTCTCCAGTGGCACCAATGCTGCGCAGAAAATTCAGGGCTTTTTCTTGTTCGGTGAGTTGGTCGTTTTTCTGGATGACGCGATCAAGCCCCTCGATGTAGCTGGCAAGGGCGCGGCTTTCTTCGCTCACGCCTTCTTTCTTGGCTGCTTTGTCTTTTTTGTCTTTTTCGGGAATGTCGTCCAGCGTCGGCTTATCGTATGCACCTTGCCGCAGCAGGCGCGGATTTCTGCCAACAGGATCACCCCATGATCCAGTCCTTGCGCTAGTGTCTCCTGCGGTTCCAGCGACACCGCCGCGCCCGTAGTTTTCTCCAAGGTTGAATACAAAATTAAACGGATTACTGCTGTACTTCCTGACCTCTTTTGTCTTGTCAATCAGGTTGTTGAATGCCGTCATCATTGGGCCTGCAATATCCCGGCTAACGTCCTGCACATTCTTTTGCATGGCAAAAAGTTGCTTGTTGAACTTTTCGGCTTCCTCGGCTTGCGCCGTCGTGACTTTGGCGACCAACTCACCCTTGTCTGCGAGGTCTTTCAGGAATGGTGCAACGTCTTTCAGCGACTTTCCAAACAACTCCTGCATGATGCGTGCTTTTTGGCCGTTGTCAGCAAAGCCAGCAAAGGCGGTAGCGGTTTTCAGCAAAGCTTCTGCCGGGTCGAGTTGCTTCAATTCGGCAAGGTCAAGGTTGAGCATTTTTAATGCTGCTGCGCCATCACTTCCCGGCTTTGCGTCTTTCAGCACGCCGTTGAATTTGACCATTGCCGCGCTCACGGTGTCCATCGTCGTCCCTGTGCGGGCGGCTATGTCTTCCAGTGCGCTCAGGTTTTCAACGCTTGACCCCGTGGCATCACGCAGATCATTGAGCGCGTCGATAGAGTCAATAGTGCGCTTGGCGAACTCGATAAAAACACCCACCGACAATGCGCCCGCCAGCCCGCCGATAGCGCCCTTGACAGCATTAAACGACCCGGCCATCAGCGCGGTCTGCTGCTGTGTGGCGGTGGCTGCGCGTTTCAAGTCAGCTTCAAACGATGCGATCTTTGCAACAAGGTCAATGGAGAGTTGGGCGAGTGCCATTTAGTCTTTCGTTTTGTGCATTTTTATGGTCAGCAGGCGGCTTATCAGGCCATCCACATCCTCAACGCCAAGGTAAGTGCAGACGGTTTCAAGGCCAGCCCAATCGATAGCGCCGTTGCCGTTATTGAGCGCATTCCATGCCTTGATTGCCAGCGTGTCGCCTGTGCAGCGCGTCGGCTCTGCTTCGCCCTCGTACTCGACTCCGTTGCCGTAATCGAGTACCGCAATCAGTTTTTTTCGGCTTGGGCCTTTTGCTCGTAATGGTTCGCAATAGAAGCAGTCAATGCTTGCGCTATTTTCATTAGCCACTCAGCACGGTCTTCAATCACCAGCGCCCAAAGAGCGGGGTCGAATGGCACAAGATCACTTGCGCCAACGGATGCGCCCAAAAGGTCGGCCTCGGTGATGCCATCCCATCCAACCGTGTACTTGATGACCCTATCGATCACACTTGATACGGAAAACTTTCCATCCCCGTAATTGGAAAATTCTCCAATCATGGTTTCTGGCGGCCTAGTTATCTGCACGCGCTTTCCGTCGCCAAGATCAACCCAGCTTTTGCGCTGGGCCATCATTTGCTGCTCAATCAGCCGACTCATGCGGCGGCAAGTTTCAGCACACGACCCTTGACGGTCACAGAGAATGACCCGGTAGCCATTGCAGACACGGCCACAGATTCACCCGGCAGGCTTGGCTGACCACGGAACACGCGGCGCTCACCGTTGGGGAAAGTGATGCGCACCACGATAAACCCGCCAGTCATTGCGGCTGCTTCGGTGAGCGCCATTGCTGCGAGTTGCGGGTCACTGAAAGCGTCAAAGCTGACGGTCTGCGCGGCCAGCATGCCAACGTCTTGCTGCTTGATGGTGTCAAGCAAGGTGGTGGTGTCAAGCTGGTCAATGTCACCGCCGCTGATCTGATAAGAGGTGGCAACTGACAGCGTGGCCCACGTTGCCACTGGCGTAAACGAGCAAGTGCCGGTCATGGTGCCAAACAACGTGCTATCCAAGCCCTCAAGGTTGAATGAGTTGGTGGCCGTGGTGTCCACTGATGCGGCCTGACCTTCCAGCTCGGTCATGCCTGTGATGCCTGAAAAATACCCAATGGCACCCTCGGCCATGGAATGCGCGGCGCTGGTGGCAACGCCTGGGCTGGCTTTGGTGATGCCAGTTACCGACTTTGCGGCGCTGTAAGTGGCGGCGATTTCAACGCGGACGTTGCGGCCTTTTTGTGTTGACATGGTTTACCTTTCAATGGGCGAAAAAAAAGCCCGTAAAGGGCGAGTGAAGAAATTGTTACGTAGCAGGGTCAGTCCCACCACTCTACAGAAAGCAAAGTGGCTTCAAGGTCAAGCTCTGCGTCATAGCCGCTGACCCGGCTCAAAATTGGCCGCTGGTCAGCGTCAAGAATGGCTTTGACGGCATTGGCCACGGCCTCGGCGCTGGCACGGGTGTCGGCCCAGCATTGCACGTCAAAGGTGGCGCGCTCAGCCAGCACAGTGCCGTCAAGGCCGGTTTGGTAGTCGGTAGTCGCGCGGCTAAACACGATAAAGGGGCGTGGTGCGCCTTCTTCCATGCGGTCGGCCACGATGCGGCTGCCCACCAGGACGGTGAGGCCAGCGTTGGCGGCCAAGGCGGTACGCAGGTCGGTGTCTAGGCTCATTTGATGGGGGCTCCAGCGTCTATCTTGGTCATCCAGCGGGCAATGTTGTCTTCAAAGGCGGTGAGGGCAGCGCCGAGTTTTTCTGCGCCTTTTTGCATGAATCGCATTGGCGCAATTGCGCCGACAGTGCGTAGTGCTCTACGAAACCTAACCCCTTTTGTGACTAAAACACTCCCCGCCTTGAAACGTTTAACCTTCAGGCGTGCACTTTGTCCTGCGCGCGCTTTGCGACCAAATTCCAGCCATCGCCAGTAAAACGGGTCGTTGGGGCTTTTTGCACCACGGTTATTGCGGTCAGCGGGCTTGACGTTGACAAACACGCCCACATTACCGGCACGGCGATCCATTTTGCTGGTGCGTACTTTGATGGCGTTTTTGACCGTTCCGCGAGTTCGGTAGGGTGCTTTCATGGCGTTTTGCAGCACGGGCGCGTTGCGTTTGGCTTCGTCACGCACCAGGCGGGCACCTTCTGCCAGGGCGTTGCGCAACACACGGCGGCGTAATACCTTGGGGATTTCTTCAAACTTGCGTTTGAGTTCGGCCAGACCTTTGACTTCAACGGCCATCTTTTACCCCAGCAAGGCACATGATTTCGAGCATGTCATTGCGGCCCACGGGTATGGAGCCGGTAATGTCGTGGTTTTTGCCTTGCCACACCAGACGCCAAGTAGTGAGCACGTCAGCCCGGTACCGGATGCGAACTTTCAGACTTTGTTCTTGTTGCACCTGGGCGGCTGCAAAAAATTCGCCTT